CCATCGGGTAAGCTGTATGCCCATTCAGGCTTTTCTCTTACCCAAGGTCTTTTGGTATCCCATTGTGTATAGCTGTGAGTTACACCTAAGATATATTTTGCACTCTTTAAAGGAACGCAAAACCAAATCATATTAATCCAAGACTCCATTCGATATTTATCTACAAAATGGATAACTTCATCAGGAATAAGCTCCTCATCACGAAATACCACATCCATTGGTTTAGTTATTCCTCGCTCATCCATGACTTCTTTGACTAAATGGATAACTGCAAGGCTGTCTTTACCGCCTGAAAACATGACCACAATAGAATCAAAAGCATCAAATAAATGATGAATTCGCTTTTTTCCTTCTGTTAGCACATCAGTATCAATGTACTTCTTGACTTTAGCCAAGGTCTAACTCCCCAATGTATTCAGAAAGACGCTGTCCAACGCTGTCAGTTTCAGGGAATTTTTCCTTTAAAAAGCGGATAAAAGCATAAAAGACTTCTTGTTGTTCTTCATCATCAAAAACAATGTTGTACTGGATGGAAAAGTTTAATGGCTTATCACTAGGATCAGTTGATTTAATGGGTTCAGGATACATAATTTGAGATAGTTCTTCACCATCAAAACCCATCATTGCCATGTCAAATTTCATATCTGAAAGGTCATGGAGTTCAATTTTGAGCAGTTCATTGTCCCAATCAGAATTCAATGCCAGCTTATTGTTTGTCAAAATGTAGGCTTGTTTTTGAGCTTTTGACAATCCATCAATTTTTACAAAAGGAACTTTAAACATTCCCAATTTTCTTGCGGCTAAAACTCGCCCATGTCCAGCAAGAATCATATTGTCTTCATCTACCTCAATAGGATCATTAAAACCAAATTCCTTGATTGATGCCGCAATCTGAGCTACTTGAAGATCGCTATGATTTCTAGCATTTTTGGCATAAGGAATTAATTTCTCAATTTCAATTTCTGCGGTTTTCATTTTTTCCCTTTGTTAAATTATACATCGTAAAGTATATAACAAAACTCTACGAATGTTGATAAGGTTTTATGATTATTTCAACTTGACCATTCTTCATAAATCCCATTTTTTCTAATTGCCATTTCTGAATAATGCTGTCATCAATCATTACTCCAGCGACAACCAGCGAATCAGTTAATACCTTTTCATAGTTTGCTATGTCTCGTTTTCTTTTATCAGGCATCCAAAAGTTATATGTAACAAATAATGGAATATCTAATTTTAAATTGGCATTTTGAAGTCTTACATCAAAATAGATAAGCTGGTTATACGCTTTTGCTTTTGAAGTTTTATAGGCTTGTGATCCATTTCTACCCATGTAATGATTTGTACTTGGAGGAAAAGGAACTGTAAGTTTCAATTCTTCAAACATTTTATTCATTAGGTAAATCGTTAAATATGACATTTTGATCTATTGCCCATGCTTCTACCATCATCATAAAATCATTAAATTCAGGTATATCTAGTTCTGTGCTGGACATTCCAACCACAATGATTTCTCCATCAGGCAATGGAATTTCTATCACACCAATGAATCTTCGTTTTGCCCATTCATGCCAAGTTTCAGCAATTAAGACATTTCCATTAATTTTTAATTGTTCAGCTATTTGATGCAATATTGCCCAATAACGTCTATTTTGAGCATCCCGTCTTTTTTGCCTTAATGGCTGGAATGTTAAAATATATGCTCCATTTGTATAGGTTTTTTTACAAACATTTAGAGCTGTATCAAGGTCTTCAATTTTTAAAACAATCTTTTTATACATCGTATTTTCCAAACCCTGTGTAAAATTCTTTCAGTTTTGCCCTAGCAATTTCTGCACTCTTGGCATCACGCTCAATCTCTTTTTTTGTCTTTTGATGTGTAAGGGTTTTTTCAGGCTTAACTGGAATTCGCACTTGATTGCATAGGTTATAAATTTGATTTGGATTCGTAATGAATCCATCAGGGTCTAAATTCTTAATCAAATAATCAATCTTTGGCTTGTAGGTCAACTGGCGGTCTAGGATTTCTACCCAAGTCTGCTTCATCAATCTTGGATCAATTCCTTGAAAATTAGCCAAAAACCGATTTCCATAAAAAGCGGATAGCTTTGCGATTAAGTAGGCATATCCTTGGTCAACTGTAAAAAAGTCTTTCTCATGAAATTCGTTTTGCATTTTGACCAGCCTCCATATCAAATATTTGGGCTTCTGAGCGTTCCTTTGCAATTGGTGTACCCAACATCATGCTCTCTAGCTGTCGTGTAGCCAGCACACTATCACGCTCCTTGAAACTGCTATTCTTTGCAGTAGCTACATCCTTTATCCACTCCGCTTTAAAAGATTGCCAATTTCGCTCACAACAAATAATCATGGCTTGTTCCAAACTAACACCAGCTTTTAAGGCTTCACGCTCCATGCCTTTCAATGCTGTAGGTGTCCATCTTGCTTTCTTGGATCTCCTAACTTCCATGTAATCTTTAAAAACATCATCAGATACACCGAATGGTGTAATGTCTTTTATTGGTTTATGGTTATTGGTTATTGGTTTATGGTTAGCATTGCCTTCGGATTGCGTCTGTAATGCGTTCGCATTGCGTTCGCTTGCTCGCCCATGACCAGCTTGCCACCTAGCGTTTGCGGACTGCCTAGCTTTCTCACTTTTACCATGATAAGCACCTATAACTTCATCACATCTTTTATGAATATACCCTGCTTCTGTCAATTCAAAGAAGTCTGTTAATACGTTTTGAAGCGATTGCTGTTCATCCGCATTGCGAACGCTATGCGAACGCATCAACTTCGCAAGGTCATTGCTTAACGGCACTTCATCAAGGTAATAGCTGTCTAGCAATTGGCGATAAATGCCATGCTCCAGCAATGTTAGGTGGGAAGTATCTTTCCTGTAATCACCAATATTGTGTGGGTAGAAGTGCATTATTCCACCTCACTTTGACTTAGATAATTTGCCCTTTTTTCATCGGCTACCTTCAGCAAATCAGGCATCTTTTTCATCAGCCCTCGCATTTGTCCTATGGTAACTAAAACCATATCGCTATCTTGCTTTAGGGAAAAATCACCACCTTCAGTAATGGTAATTTCCAGCCCTAGTTTTGGCTCAAACTTCACTTTCATTTCACTCTCCTTTAAGTAAACTTTGCCAAGCATCACGCCTAACAAATCTGCAACATTAAATTATATGAACTTCATTGACTTGTGCAACATCTTTTTTATTCAGGTTTCTTACCATAGATTTCAGGGGATAAATCATATCGACTAATCCCTGATAGTTCTTCGACCTTCAATACATGATGTGGAGGAATCTTATTTTTCTTTCCCCAAACATAAACAGCCGCACGAGTAATTCCAATCTGTTTTGCTATTTCACTTTTGCCCACAATTCGCAGGGCTTTTTCAATATTCGTAATTTGCATTTGCAATTCTCCTAATAAACATTCTTGAATTGTAACAATTTATTTGACAAACGCAAGGTTTCACGTGGAACAATCTAAAAGAATCCCCCATCGCTGGGGGACTTGTTCAAACTACCGATAATTTCTTATTCAAATACGTTCCCAAATATTTTGCTCCATCTACTTGCGGTGCATACATATCAATTGCATAGGGAAACTCTAAATCTTTTGGTAGGGGTACATACCAAATGCTGTATGGAATTCTTTTGCTTCCATACTTTTGATTGCTAAACCAGCTAACAATTTCAAATAGATCATTTGACACTTTCCATTCCCAAGAATTACATCCAAAAAAATGGAACTGCTGAGTTTCTTGATTCATTTTATTTCCTTCACATTTAGTTTTTAAAGAGCATCGTAAGTTTCACCTTACTCTTAGAGTATAACACATCTTTTGACATTTGTCAAGTTTTATTTTACATCTATTTTGTTGCGTTAGAGCAACGTCAAAATATATTTTACTTTTTTTGTATTTATTGCTTGCATTTAATATTTACATCTGTAGAATAGTAATTGTAGTTTGTTTAGTTTAATTAAATGTTAAGGAAAATAAAATGACTAAAGAAGTGACACAAGCAAGAATAGCTGAAGAAAAGCTGATGTTTGGTGAGCGTCCCGAATTGTTTTTAGCTAGGCACAAGGCTTATATATCAATGGTAGGTATTGATATGTTTGTATGCGGCTTAATGAGCGATGCACAAGAAGTTATGGCGCATGGCAATGTTGAAGAAGCCCGACAGTTCCTTAATAAAGCCAAATGGCTGTTAATTCAAAAAATGGAAGGAAACCTTTAAATGAAAAAGAACCTAATTATTACTTTGGCAAAACATACAACAGCAAAAGACATTCTGTTTTTCCAAATAACACCAGTAGAAGATTTTAATTTCTTTACAAAACGTGGCTATGACAAAAAGTGGAATCTGCATACCGCTAAACCTATTAGCTTTGAAGATGCGGCAAAGGTTCGTGACTTTACAAGGGAGTATTTGGCAATTGTCCTTGAAGGCAGTTTTGTGTATGCACCATTGAATACTGAATATGCCCCGACTATTGATGAAGCCATTGAAACAATCAACGCAATTATTGACCATGACCAAAAAGCAGATTGGGAGGCATGAAATGAATAAATTTATTGAAGTCGTAGGAGTTACAGCATTGGGCTTGGTATTCGGGACTTTGATTGCTTGGGGTGTAATTGGCAATCAATTTTTGACAATTTTTATTAAAGGTTAGATATGAAACTTCCGACACATTTACTACCCAAGTATGTAATTGAAATTTTGGCTGAAAAATTTACTGAAAGTGAAGTCAATGTCCTTGATAGGAATTGGCACTTTTTTTCACAAATGCGATTTGGTTC